GCTTCGCGACCCGGAGTGAAGCAATCTCTGCTTTCAATGCTTCGTTTTCAGCATATCTTTCGCCCGCTAAAGTTTGCAAGCGCTCAATCTCTTTAACCGCTTTCACATATTCATCATAAGGCACTGTCTTTCCGCGTCCATATGCAGTCACCTGACCATCATCGCCCACAATATCAAAGCCAGCATCCTGATAGGACTTCTGCTGGCTTTCATCAATGGTGTACTCTTTATTTCCCTTAACTGCCCTCATACTTCCTCCTTACGCTCCTGCTGCCTCTACGTTCATGGCACATCCCTCCACCTTCTTTTCCAAGAGGAACAGGTCTCCATAACAACGATTCTGATACAAATAACCATCTGCTGTTCTTGAATCCGTACCCGGGGTAAACAGCTTGATATAGCTGTATTTATCCCGGCATACCACGCAGGAAGTATGAATCAGAATCCAGTTAATCTGCTTCGCATCAGCCGCGGCCACACATCCAGTCGTGAAGTCATACTTAGTCTTCATCCTGGCCGCCGGGACCATCTTTATGGCCACATCATCCAGGCTATGTACTTTGCGGTTGATTGTGGACGGGGACGTAACGGTCATAACCCTCTGGAGCCCTTCTGCCTCCTTCACCGTCTTATTCATAGTTGGGGTGACATACAGCATTCTCCCTTCCTCCGGGACACCAGCCTCGTCCATCCTCGCCATTTCTTCGTCAAAAGCTTCCAGGAAATTGGCTGCTGTGATAACATCGGTGCTGATACGACCCGAATAGGTGGTCAGCTCCGCATGTAGCTTGGAATAACGGTAGGAATCTTTTTCCGGAATGGCCTGTTCCGTCTCAAACGTGTTCTGTATGTTTGCCACAGATAAGGTCAGGTTTGTTTCGTCAATATCCATGGGGTCAATCCAGAACTCCACATCCCTGTCGTGTTCCAGTTTCTTTGCCTCCCAGTCATTACTAAGCGTTCCTGAGTTAAAGCCTGGTGTCCGGGTATGGTCTTTGTACCCGGTCACTGCCATCCTCGGAAGCTTGATGGTCTGGGCGTTGATGAATTTCACCTGCTGGTTGCTCTGTGTCAGTGCGTCAGAGCATAACTCCTTTGCATATTTCTGCTGCAGGAGCTGGGTAAAGGTTGTTGCATAATCATATACTGCCATTTCTTAATCCTCTCTTTCATTAAAGTCCGAACGCCTTTTTAAGGGCGTCGTCTGTCGTCTGTGTCTGCTGCTGTCCACTGGCTGCTCCCACCTGGATGAATCCGGTAGAGCTTGATGCCTGGGGTTTCAGCGCCGGCACGTCCTCAAGTACCTTGTTTAGGGCCGCCTTAAGCGCCTCATCGTTGATTTTCCCATCCTGCCCCATGACCTGGCTTAAGTCGGCCATCTTAAGGACATAAGGAATCGTTTTAGCATCAATCCCCAGTGATACTGCCACCATGGTGGCTGCACTGTCAATCATGGCCTTCTGAGCCACTGCCTGGGCCCGGGTAAGCTGCTCCTGGATTGCTCCTACATCCGGCTGCTGGGCCGCCTTCTGCTGCTTGAATGTGGCAATTGCCTGCTCCATCTCTTCCTGGCTGAGTCCCTGCTGCTTGAAGTAGGCTTTCAGAGCCGTGTCCTCCTTAGCGGCCAGAGTCCCGTCCAGCATCTGCTGTATTTTAGCATAATCAATTGCAGGGGATGTCTGCTGCCCTGTTTGAGTCTGTGTCTGCTGCTGATTCTGACCTCCTGCCGGCGGCTCAACTCCTCCAGCTGCGGGCTCAGCAAATAACTGTAAGTTCATACGTTTCATAATCCATACCTCCATTTTAAGGGTGTCACCCTGTAATTTTTATTGCATCCATTGTCATCAGTGTCACTGGCCACGCAGCAGTTTTAAGCCATGCTCGTGTTTGGGCATAAAAGTAACACCCAGGATAGTCCCGCGTGCTTATTCCTCAATCCTATCAACACCATAATCCACTGCGCACATGTGCTCAATTCTGCATCCTCTAAACTCATCCCAACCTGATACAAAATAGGCAACATCAGCAGCGGCCAAATCCTTTATGCTTCTCGCTATATATTCCAGCGGCTTCGCGTCTTTGGCGAAATCTGTATAAAATGTATCAATTACCTCCACTTCTTCTCCTAAATACTCTTTTGCTGACTGAACGGCCCTCTCTCTTTCGGCAAGAATCTGCTCATCAGTTTTGCCTCTCATTGGCTGTGAAATAAATAACCTCTTCATTCTTATCCTCTCTTTCCGTTGCGATATCGCAACACTAAAATACCACCTGCCATTACTGACTGGTGGTATCATGCTTCTTTTTATATTCTTCCAATTCTTCCTTTGTTGGCATTTTGAAATCCATAGGGCTTTCATCCTGTACAAATACAGTGCCCTTAGGATATTTCTTTCCAGGGATAATGTCCCTTATATACACCCTGTTCCCCATCATTTCTCCTCCATGAAATACTGCAGGCCATGCCGCTTCGCAAATTCGTTAAGAATACGCGCTTGATACTCAATGGCATAATCTTCAGCATACGTTATAATTCCCTCATTGCAGTCCCTCAACATCCCCTCCTCAAGGTCAGCCATAATTGATGCATATTCATCTGCAATTTTCTCCATGGTATCTAATTCAGATGGCCATTCCAGAGGCCTCCGCATTACATATACACCATCCCGGCCAACTGCCCTCAGTTCTTTTAATCCGCTTGTATACAACATAAAAATGTCTGCATCTGAAAATGTGGCTCCCGAAGGATGGTTGTGCGTCAGTACACCTCCTGGCATTGCGTCCCATTCAATATCATCATATTCCACTTCATGCTGTCCCCCATGTTTCTTGAATATCCTTTTTCCCTGGGAGTCATACAAGATAGCATATTCGCTCTTATGACCAGAAATAGACGCCTCGTCAAGCCTACGCCTCTCAATCGCATCATCTGCCCAGCCTTCTGTCTTTATTATATCATGATTGCGGTACTTATCAAGCCTGCCCTTCCATTCCTTTTTCCTGACCCGATAAAGCCCCTTATTGTCAGGGTCAAGAGAATATTCTTCCAGCCGCCCATATTTCTCTACCTGCCTTGCAGCATACTGCCGCTCAGCCTCCTGCTGATTGGCCTGGCCGATGTCTTCCAGTTCCTTTTCACTCCAGATATCGTCTGCTGTGGAGATGCCGGGGAAGTATGTTGTGTGGCTGTCCTTACATCTGGGATGATACAGGCCGGCCGCAACGGCCTTGCTCATGAGAGGATACGGACCATCGGACTTCTTTCCGCCTGACCACACATCATCAATCAGGACCTTTCCCACAAATGGCAGGCACTTCGGACACGGGTTCCCGCGCTTGGCCATAATGACCGTGGTAATTCCCCATTCCTGCCGCTTCTCACCCTCGCCCTGTAGATAGGCCCGCTTAGATGCCGTCCGGATGGCCATGTCGGCATAATCTGCCAGAGTATGACGGGCACCATTGGCATACTCCACACAGTTAAGCCCCCGGGAAAGCATGTCCTTGGTGGCCATATCCACTGCCTTCTCATAAGTCCCGGCGCCGGTATTGGCATAGACCTGGGCATTAAAAATGGCCTTCCGGTATTGGTCATCAGCCATCCGGAGGACCGCTGTCTCTGCCCGTTCCATGTCGTCGGTTGTTGCCTGGATAAGGGCCTCCAGCTTACGGTCATTGAGCCGGAAGAATTCCGCTGCGGCGCCTTGACTGATTTTTTGGGCGGGAAAACCTTTCCGGATGGCATCGAGTATCCTGATTTCCTGCTGCATGTTACCGCGTTGCCTGGACATCCGGATAAGCTCACCCATCTCTTTATTGAGATTCCCAAACCGCTTTCCGTATCGCTTCTCGTTGTCCCTCTTATACTTTTCCAGGGCCTTGAGCTGCTCTGCCTGCCACATGGACCACTCAATGCCCTCCTTGGTTTCCTCAGCCCGATGCCGGTCCATGTTGCGTATTATGGATTTAATCAGCTCATCCTCTATGGCCTGGAAGGCAGCACCTATGTCATACTCATTATGTTGCACTCATCAGCGCCCCTTCCGCTCCATCAGCTCCGCCTTCCATCAGTTGCCCACCTTTGTTGGAATATACCTTGAATCCCTGCGCCTTAAACTGCCGTGTCAATGCCTTGAGCTGGGTCACGCTACTGCACTTATCACAGCGCAACTCCGCATAACCCTGTTTCTCAATTGCGTAGATTCCCAGTGGCACCTGCTCGCTTGCTACCCGTAGCAGTCCCTGGTATTCCTTCTGGTTCATCCGGTATATCCGGTTCATTACTTTGACCTTCATCCTGTTTTCCCCCTTCCATGTTGACCCGGAACCCACCAGCAGCCATATTGACACCCGGCTCCTCCATATCAGCAATTCCTTGCTCCGCTTTCAGCCGGGCGATTTCCTCCTGTTTCCAAACCTCGTCCTTGCTGTCCCCATAGAGCTCTTCCACCTGGGCCTCTATGCTCATCATTGGGGCGCCTGGTCGGGCCTTGGACAGGGTCTCCACCTGGCTTTCAAAGGATGGGTTGGCATACTCACCGAAGGGGATATCCACTTTGACCTCCTCCACCCCCTTACCATGGAGGATATTGTAAGCATTGACTGCCACGCCTACCAGTTCCGGCAGGGCCTCCTGCAGGGCCTCCACGATGGCGTTCCGGGTATACAGCGTGGCCTTCTCCTTTTCCCTCTGGGCCTCCGCATTATCCAGCTTTTTGACATCAATCCCCAGCGTGCTGGGACTGATGACGCCCTGGAGACATAAATCCAGGGCCGTGCAGTAGGACGCCAGGTAACTGTCGTGGGGGATGACCGGCTGGTCCGTATTGACCTTGTTATCCGCCTTCTCGGACATATCATTGTCAGAGGCAAAATACCTGTTGTCAAAGGGATTGGGACGGATGACCTGCCCGGTCTCCGGGTCATGCGGTACCAGACACTCCGGTATGTATGTCCTGGCCCGACCGGCCCGGAGCGCATCCATCCATTGAGACCAGACCTCATCAAAGGCGTCAAAGCTGTCCAGCTTACCATCAAAAATACTGCCACCACGTCCCTCGTATTTGGTGGACTCATACACCTGCAATGGCACAGCCAGGATAATTGTGTCATCAAACTTCGTATCCTTGACACCCTTGGTGGCGTCGATAGCATTGAATGGCACCGGCATGTCGCCCTTATACAACTCGTTATGGATGTAACCGTATCCATAATGCTCATACAGGACATACTGCTGATACCTGACCTTATAAGTGGTCTTGAATACAACTTCCTTTATCCGGTCCCGGTGCCGGACAATTTCTACCAGCTCTCCCGGATACCATTCCAGGATAGGGTATTCACTAACCGTTGTGTCAATCGTGACCTTGAAGGCACCGTCCCCGATGTACAGGACCTCCTTCAAGGCCTTCTCCATCTTACGAATGAACTTATTATCCTTTACAATGTCCTCCCAGAGCTGGCGGTGCTGGTCATTATCCGCAAAGTCAAAATCATTCATGTCATCCAGGACGATGCCGGACAGTATACGGACAATCAGACCGGGGAGGCCAGTATGTATCTTGCGCATCTCCATGCCTGATGTACACTTGCTGGCCCAGAACTTATATTTGTCCGCATATTCCGGGGCCCGCTGATACATCTGTTCCAGTTCATTTCCATCCCCGCGGTACCAGATGCGGTTCCGGATGGCATTCGCCTCGAAGTCCAGGATCTCGTTAATCTGGATGCTGTTCCCACTGGCCGGCAGAACGTTCAGCCAGCTACGCACCCCTCGTTTGATGTTCTCATTCAATTCTGATAGCCACCTCATTTCTTAGCCTCCTCGAATCCAATCAGGTTGCGGTATGGTATCCACGCATACTGATTGGCATTAATGGTATGGTCGTTGCGGTCCTCCGGTTTGTCCTTCTCATCATCCCAGGAATACCGGTCCAGCTCAGACAGATGCTCCACGCAGGTATCCACTACCAGATAGCACCCCTGCTGTATCCAGCCAAGCTGCAGGTTGATACGATCAATGATTTCAAGCTGCTTATATGCATCCCAGAAGTTATACAGACATCCCTTGAGACGCTTATACTTGCGCAGCTCCGTGATGGTTGCCTGGTCCGCATTGTCTATGTACACATCCTTGGCAAATCCCCAATCCTTCCGGCACTGCTCCAGAAAGGCCACGAACTTGACCGCCGTGTCGCTAGGAGCCAGTGGTATATCAAGTTTGGAATTGTTGTAGACCTTCTCGGC